CTGATGGTTTACGAGAAAGGGAGATGAATCGTGAAGAAGCATTTGATATGATAATGGGCTAGATTGTGCTTATAGTTGTTGATAATTTCTTTGATGATAGGCTTTTTAAGTCTGTCTATGACGAAATAAACCGTCTTGAGTTTGTTGATGTTAAAGACGATAGTGAGGTCACCGGCGAACTTGCTAAAAAAATTTGGTATCCTGGCGTTAGAACTCAACTTTTAAATGAGGTTAGTCCGTTGCTTGATGCTGTGATTGTGCGACAACTAGATAATATGGCAACCCCCTTTACAACCAGAGCATATAACTACTATCAAAAAGCACATTTAAGATTAGAAAAAGACAATGAAGGTGAGTTCATACACACAGATAATGCGGATTGGGCTTATTTAATTTATATGTCAAAAACAAATTTAGAATCAGGCACAAAATTTTACACAGATGATGAGAAAGAAACTAATTTTGTGAGATTTGTTCAGAACAGGGTTGTTATTTTTAATAGCAATATTAGACACATAGCGTTTAACGACCATGGTAAAGATATGAGTGATGGTAGATTAACCATCTGTGGAGTTTGTGATTACATTTAATATTATGGAGATAAAATGATTATAGTTGACTTGAATCAGATTATGATTTCTAATCTGATGATGCAGATTAATGGCAGAAATGCGCCCGAACTAAGTGAAGATTTAGTTAGACACATGATACTAAACTCACTTCGTGGTCACAACAAAAAGTTTCGTGATAAGTATGGCGAAATGGTCATTGCGTCCGATAGTGGTAATGTTTGGCGTAAACAAGTTTTCCCAAACTACAAGGCAAATCGTAAAGAAACACGAGAGAAGTCTGACCATGACTGGCCTAAGATATTTGAGATTCTAAGTAACATTAGACGAGAACTCAAAGAACACATGCCATACAGACATCTTCACATTGACACGGCAGAAGCAGATGATATTATTGCTGTTCTATGTAAACAATTTCACGACCAGAAGATACTGATACTATCTGGCGATAAGGATTTTATCCAATTGCACAACAAGAATGTACAACAATACAATCCTGTACTAAATAAGTTTGTTGGAAAGGGTGAAAATCCGAGTATATATATTAAAGAGCATATATTAAAAGGTGACCGAAGTGATGGTATACCAAATGTGCTTTCAGATGATAATGTTTTCATTGAAGGTAGACGACAAAGACCTTTAACTAAAAAGAAAATTGAATCGTGGGTGAATGAAATGGTTATGACATTCACCGAAGAAGAACAAAAGAATTATGACAGAAATCGACAACTAATCGATTTAAGTCTAATACCGCCTGCACTCCAGGCGAAAATATATAATGAGTACACAGAAGTTAAAGTAGCACATAGAAGCAAAATTCTTAACTACTTTATTACAAGAAAACTTAAAACTTTAATTGAAGTCATTGACGAATTTTAGACTTCAAAAGAACTGTTAAGGAGAATAACATGATAATCAGAAGAAACCCTGATGGCTCTATCATAGAAGAGCAAGCAACACAACAATCCCACCCTGCATTAACAACTAGACGAGGCATGGCTGCAATGGCAGAATCAGGCCGAGCAGTTCCACCTTTGTTCAGCGAAATCGCTACAAAGATAAACAATGCAAAAGACAAACCTAGAAAGTTAAAAGTATTGAGAGAACATGACTCAGTACCTTTACGACAGGTTTTAAAGGGTGCGTTTGACCCAAACATAGAATGGTTATTACCAGAAGGTGATGTGCCATACGAAGCGAATGATGCTCCAGTAGGAACAGACCACACTCTGTTGTCGCAAGAAGCAAAACGCTTATATCTATTCACAAAAGGTGGCGACAACTCATTGTCCGACACCAAAAGACAAACTATCTTTATACAAATGCTAGAAGGCCTTTGTGCTGAAGAAGCAGAATTTTTAGTAACTGTTGTAAACAAGAAGGTTAACAACAAATACAAGGGATTTACTGCTAATTTAGTGAAAGATGCGTTTAACTGGGATGATAACTTTATGAAAAAAGAGTAACATACCCTCAACAAAACCCTCTGAAAGGAGGGTTTCTACATTATGGTTGAAGAAGAACAAGATGATTTACCATTACCACCAGATACCGTACCTTATCACAAAAGGCCTGTAACTGACGAAGAACTATGGAGATTTTTTTATGATTAGAAACAAGTATGCCCTTTCGAGAGTCAAAAAAAGAAACAGAAGAAAAAAGAACATTGAAATAAATGCTATACACATATTTACTGCATGTATCTTGGCAATAAGTCTTTTTGCGTTTACGGCTTCTGAAGCAAAGTCAATCACCAAACCGACTATCATAACAAATACAAAACCATTATTTATTTACTCACTTAATTCTTGTATTGATTATCTATACAAAGATATGCCAATTAATGAACAAGTGCCAAATGAATTGATTGTGGCACAGGCAATTGTTGAAACTGGTTGGGGTAAGAGTCGATTTGCAAATGAAGCTAACAATCTTTTTGGCATTAGAACTTTCGACAGAGATTCTAATCACATGTTGCCAAAAACACTTACAAACTGGCCTGGTTGGGGTGTCAAAGTTTTTGCTAACAAATGTGATAGTGTAGAATATTATGTTCAAATTATAAACGAATTTTGGGCGTATGAGTCGTTCAGAAATTTAAGACAACGATATCTTAGTAACGGAACAATACCAGATGGTATGGCGTTGGCAATGAAACTTGAATCATATGCAACAGACCCAAACTATATTCCTCTAGTTCGTTCAGTAATTGAAAACAACATAAGAGGAGTTTATGACCTGTAATCGCTTGACAACATCTTTAAATAATAGTATAATACTTGTATGAATATATTTTACCTAGACCACGACCCAAAGAAATGTGCAGAAATGCACCTTGATAAACATTGCACTAAAATGCTAGTTGAGTATGCTCAATTAATGTCTACTGCACACAGAGTCCTTGACGGCAAACCAGTTAAACGACTGAGTAAGAACAATCGTTTGCTGACCACATATGACCACCCAAGACGAGATGGTTTTTTATACAAGTCTTGTCATGTCAATCACCCTAGTAATATCTGGCTTCGACAAAGTAAAGAGAACTACGAGTGGCTGTACGAGATGTGGTGTTGTTTGCACAAAGAATTTCAGAAACGATATGGCGAATACAAATATCACCAGTCGTTTGCTAAGTTGAAAGGCATACTCAGAGAAGTGCCAGAGAATATTCCTAATGTGCCATTTACACAACCTCTACAAGCAATGCCTGATGATGTAAAAAACAAAGACAGTATTACTGCTTATCGAAACTACTATATAAAGTACAAGAAAAGTTTTGCAGAGTGGAAAACAACGACACCAACATGGTTTACAGAGGGAACAAATGCCAACATACACATTTAAAGATAAAACAACCGGAATCGAGTGGGAAAAGTTTATGAAAATATCTGAACTCGACACATACAAAGAAGAAAACAATGCTGAGATTATGATTAAAAAAGTAAATATTGCTACTGGTCATGGTGATAATATTGATGCAAAGACCGATGCTGGTTGGAAAGAAACACTTGCAAAAATATCAGAGGCACATCCTGCTAGTGAACTTAACAAACAATATGGCAAGAGAAGTACAAAGGACATAAAGACCGAACAAGTCAGAGGCAAACACAAAGCAATTGCAGAACGCAGGCGACAGAAAATAAACCCAATCAAATAATGTATAAATAGTAGTATACAAGGAGAACGCCATGGCAGATTTTGATTTTTTAGACGGGTTTGATATGGAAGGAGATTGGGGCTTCACAGGAGTTTCAAGTAAACCTTCAAACCAAACAGTCGCAGACACAAAGGCAACACAACAAGTGGTTCAACAGACCGCTGATGGTGTTGGTAAAGCAGTATCTAGTGAAATTATATCCAGACTAGAAACTAAACTAGACAAGATACTTAGAGAAGTATCAGAAGCATCAACTAAAATTGATGACAAACATGAGGTTGAATTAGAGATTGCAAAATCACAAATGGACGATGAGTACGATTTGAGAAAAGACAATCTTGGCAAAATTCAAAAAGAGAAGTTTCAACAGTTAGAGAAGTTAATCATACCTCTACTTGTTAAACTTGCTAAATCACCTGAGGCCTACATTCATTGGCCAAATCGTGCAGAAGTAATCGAAGCACAACTCAAAAAGATAGTAGCAATCACAAGAGGATAATCTTCTTTACATTATATTATGAACGCTAAACTTATTGACTTTAAATCAAAGACCAAACCCTTAACTGCAGGAAATTACTATTGGACTTTTGAAAAAGCTTTAGATTCTGAAACCTGCAATCTTATTCTTGATACCGCTAGTAATCATTTTAGTAAAGTTGGAATAATTAATAGTCAAGATGGTAAAAGAATTAATAATGAGCAAATAAGAAAAGGACAAAGCTTTTTTAATAATCAACAATTCGTTTATGATATAATTTGGCCGTATCTGAATGGTGCCAATAAAAGCGCAGAATGGAATTTTGAAATATCTTCGGCAGAGTCTTATCAAATAGGAAAATACGAAGTTGGTGATTTCTACAAAAGCCATATAGACGGAATGGGCACAGAAGGAAGTGTTTTTAAAAATCCAAAAAATCCTAATTTACATAATAAGACTCGCAAACTATCTATGACTGTAAATCTAAATGATGACTTTGAAGGCGGAGATTTAATTTTGTATAAGGGTTTGTCCATACAACAAAAGAAGGGAAACATAACTTTCTTTCCTAGTTATTTGCCCCACAAAGTAACACCAGTAACAAAGGGTACAAGATACTCTCTTGTTATGTGGTTTCTAGGACCTCCACTAAGATAGGCTTGACAAATCTACTATAACCTGATATAATATATCTAATATATTAAGAAGGAGAAAGACATGGCAAAAGCTATTGACAAATCAAAAATGTACATGGATAAGAAACCACAAAGTCTTATCGGCAAGTGCATACACACTTTTAAATGTATGTTTAATCCTGGTGGTAAGGACTGTGTAAAGTTTGCCAAAGACGAACTCAACGCAATGACCAAGGCAGAACTAGAATTAGTCGGCCGTGACCACGGTATTGAATTAGACAGGCGCAAAACTAAAAAGACGCTTGTTAATGAGTTATATGAGGCATTATAATGAGTGAAGCACTAAACGCTTTGATGAAAAGCAAATTCGATATGAAAACATTTACACATGCTCCTATACCAGCTGAGCAGATACCCGAAGTGTTTACAGAAACTATCAATCGTAAAAGATTTTATGTAACACCAGACGGAAACAAGTATCCTTCGATAACCACAGTATTATCTGGCAGAGCAAAAGAAGGCATCATGGCATGGCGTAAGAGAGTTGGTGAAGATGTTGCAAATAATATTATGAGAACTGCTGCCAAACGAGGTACTGCTGTTCATGAACTTTGTGAAGATTATCTAAACAACAACGAACTAAGTAATCAAGAGGTACTACCACTTGCTATGTTCACATTGTTGAAACCAAAACTAGATAATATAAATAATATTGTCATGCAAGAAGGCGGACTCTATAGTGATAAATGGGGTATTGCAGGTCGAGTCGACTGTATCGCTGACTATGATGACAAACTAACTGTTATCGATTTTAAAACATCCACAAAAGAAAAGAAAGAAGAATGGATTGAAAACTATTTCATTCAATGTACTGCCTATTGTGAGATGTTTGAAGAAAGGTATGGTCGTGCAATCGACCAGATTGCTGTACTAATCGTTTGTGAAGATGGTGGTGTACAGACATTTGTAAAAGACAAAAAAGATTATTTGCCTTTGCTACAACCAGCAATTGACGAGTTTTGGGCAGAACAAGACATGTCAGAAAGATTGGTGCCAAGGCGATGATAAGAATTCTTGTTGACGGTAATGGAGTAAAAGCTATGGACCTCGGTTCGATTCCGAGCATCTCCACCAAAGTATTTTGGTCATCCCTAAAATATTTTGCTGGGGATGAAAAGGCGTTCGACATGGTCATTGAAAGATTACAAGAGAGGATAGTCCAAAGACTTAAAACTAAAATAAAAGCTAACTCTAACCAGTATGCTTTAGCGGCATAAGTCGCTAAGGGGGTTGCCAGTAC